TGTTTTATTTTATCTATTAATTTTTTATGATCAAACCCTGCGTATGAATCTATGTCTACACACCCCCATATACATTGATTGTTTTCATTAATTGGTATGATACCCAAACTTTGTGTACCGTTCAGGTGCATCTTCCACAGTTCCGTGGTCACTGGTTGACGTACTACAAATGATTGCCCTTTTAATTTGACACCATTCTCAGCCGGTGCTGTAACTTTAGTACAACCATGCGCGCGTTCCAATCCTTTAAATATCTTTTCAAACATATTTTTTAATGGGCGTTTCCACTCTCGCTTCCACGCCCACTACCTAGGATTTTATTTAGTATGGTGAATCTGTTTTTGATTCGTCTGATCCATGTTTAACTTGCACATCACCTTTACCAACTTGATCAGCAAAAGCTTTTGCAATGCCATAAACACCTCCATTTTGAACAGGACCAACCTTAGACACTTCCCAACCAAACCATGTTCCTTTGTCGTTAGACATCTGGACAGTCTTTAGATTGTAAATGTGGCTATATGTTGGCGGAGTAAACAAACCATTTTTACCGTTCAACTTTATTCCCATCATAATGGAATTCCATTTACGACTAATCTTTAATTGAGTAGCCTTCATAGATATTAAAGCTGTTTGTGGTGAATCACCTAAAACTACTACATAATGATTTGCAGTATTTTCTAAGTAGTTACCACTTGGCAATCTATCTTTAAAAGATTTGTCACGTGTAGTTTGACTCATGATATCTGAACTAGCATCATGAATTGCTACGGGTGCGCCTTTACCTTCTCCTCTGTCTTGCCATTCTACGTATTTTCTTTCGTAAAATACAGGCAATACATTTATCCCCTTGGTACCATCATAAATTTCATTTGTGACAGTATTGACAATCATGCCAGGCTCTGCACCTTCAACATATTTGCCATCTCTTTTATTTACTTCAGGAGATAGTTGTCCTAAAACTTTCAGAAATGGTAATGCAAGATCTTCTTGCGTCATATTCTGAGAGCCTTTGTCTGCATCAGCTTCAAACATATTGACTGCTAATGCACCTTCTTCTTTTTTTATTACTTGGTTCATGTTTATTGTTTCCTTTTTATTGTTGTTTTATTTCCAACGAATACGTTGAAAATTTCCGTTGGCATTTCTTTGCCTGCTTCCAAGCGCTCACGGACTAACGCTTTGAGAGTCATGGGTTCAACCTTCAACTTTTGTGTCGGTTGAAACCCACGTTCCTCTGCAAGTGCAGCATAATCAGCTGCCTTGTTATCCTCGTTACGACCAAATGATACGGATATCTCGTTTTTGATTATATCACCTAAGCCATTTTCACGAAGCCAGTTAAATGCTTTATCTCTATTTGCAATAGAAATACTTGCACTATAATTCGGTTTAACATCTACCGTAGAACCATCTGTTAATTTAAGATGTGATAATCCCATTTCTGCCATCATGGTTGGAATTACTTCTCCAGATAATCGGTCATGTTCTTTTTTTAAATCTTTGAGATTGTTTTCACTAATCTCCATTCTCTTATTTAAACCTTCTAACATTTGTATTTGATCTGCTAGAGATTGTATGTTTGCAGTTTTATCTACAAGGTCTTGTTGGTCTTTTTCAAAGTCAATACTACTCATCTAATTTTCCTTTCTCGTATAAATTTATTTCTATGGTATAATATTTTCTTTCTTGTTTATCCCATTTCAATAAGTTGTATTTGCCGTTTGTTATATCAGATACTATAGAACACGCGACACCTATTATTGCAGGATCACCTGTTAATAATAAATAATCTCTAGTTCTATAATTTGCTAATGCTTTTCTTAATTTAAAAATAAGTGGTCCTGGTGAAAAAATTATTTGTGAAAGTTCTGGTAATAAAAATTTAAACTTTCCATAATTTGCTGCACCCATAATATTTATTTTAGGACGACCTTCTGCAGTT